GTACATGTTTCTGACCGCTTCCGCTGTAGGTAGGAATCTGTCTCAGGATGCTACTCCTATCGGAGCTATCAGCACGGAGAAGCCTATCGCCGTCAAGCGGGGGATTAAGAACAACGCGTTCAATATCTCTTTGCAGGACGGAGAGGCCATCAAGATTGTGCAGGCCGCTAAACTGGCTATGGGATCGGGTATTCACGATTTCCGGGATTTCCCGGCCAATACGAATATCACGGTGACCAGCCTGGAGAATGGTTCTGTTGAGAAGTATATCGGCTGTGCGTTCTCCGGAGACAACAAGAACATCGAACGAAATTCACTCGAAACACTCCGGGAGTTGTCCGGGACGTGTATCGACTATAAATCTGTGTAATCATGGAAATCACGCAAAAATTCAAGAGTAAAGATGCCGACGGCAAGTTGGTAGACAAGGAGATGAAACTGGAGTTCCGGGAGATCGACCGGTGCCGGAGAAGCGACGCAAAGCTGTTTTATGCGGCGATGGGTATGATGTCCACGGATACGAAAGGCGAAGCGGTATTCTCCCCGGCTTCCATCGAAAAGATGGGAACGGAGTTTATTGACGGGCTTGTGGTCAAAGGACCGGATTTCAACGAGACAGATTTTGTCCTGCTGAAAAACGACGTGGTGGCAACGTTCCAGTTGAACATGGAGCTTTTCGGGAGGGTGATCGGCCCTTTTTTAACGGACAACTTGTAAGACTGTCAACGGTTTTTCAGGTTGCCCAGACGAAAAGCTCCGAACTACTCCAGTTGTTCAGCAAGGAGAACCCCCTGTGGGAAACATACCTGTTATTCGCCCGGATTTTCGGAATGAGTCGCAGGGAGTTCGAGGAACTGAGCATAGATGAGATCGGAGCCACTTTAGCCCATATTTACGCAAATAAACTGCACGAGAGGCAGTTGTTGTAGCTGCCTCTCTTAATTCTCTTTCAAGATGATCGATTACGGAGTAAAGATCAACGTAGGCGGAAATGCTCCTACAGTAATGGGGCAACTGTTTACCATTTCCCAAAAACTGGATGCAATCATGCAGAAATTAAATAGCATGTCGTCCAAGCTGGGAGACACATTCCGTCGTACCGGTACTTCAGCTCAGCAAGCCACTCAAAAAGCGGAATCAGGTTTTAAACGAGTATCAACGGCTATTGGGGACGCACGGCAAAAGCTCGATAAGCTAAATTTCGGCTTTCATGGCTTAGGCTCCAAGCTGGCCGGACTTGGCTTGTCTATTGGTGCTGTCGATATTGGCCGCAGAATCATTAATACGGGAGGCAATGAAGAGGACATATTAGCCCAGTTGGAATTTGCCTTAAAAGACAGAGGCAAAGCCATTGCCATGAACAGTGAGCTAAAAGCGTTCGCCAGACGGACCCCTATTCCGATTCAGGACATGCGCCAACAAGCGGCTATGCTTGCTCCTGTGTTCGGGGATCAAACAATGAAATATTTTAAGATGTTGGGCGATGTGGTATCTGGATCAGGCGGAGATTTCGGCAATATCGCATACAACTTTGCTCAGATTAAATCTATGGGGCGAACCTACGGTATCGACTTGCGTCAGTTCGCTATGCAGAATATTCCTATTTGGCAGGAGCTTGCAAAGGTGTTGAACGTGCCGGTTGAAAAGATGGAGGAAATATCTACCAGCGGAAAGATCACTTTCGATGTGGTCGCTAAAGCTTTCGAGAACATGACCAAAGAGGGCGGTATTTACTTTGGTGCAATGGAGGCACGGGCGCACACCTTCCGGGGGCAGTGGCAGATCATCGGGAACAAGATGCAGGAAATCTGGGTGAAATTCTTTGAGAAGGCCAGACCTTATTTGCAGCAGTTCAGCGATTGGGTGGAGAAGCAGATCGAAAACTTCGATGAACTTATACCCAAAATAAAGGCTGTAGGTTACACATTGGCGGGAGTGTTTGCATTCAAAACCCTTGTGGGTTTCATTAATGGTCTTCAAACGATAGTTAAATTACTTAATGTAATATCTACTTCCTCTGTTTTAGGGGGCAAATTAGGGGGTGTGGTGGGTCGTCTGGGTCTAGCTGGCGGTGCCATTGCGGGTGTATATTCTCTATATGAAACAGCAAAGAGCCAAAGTGATCATAATTTTATCCGAAAGTATACCGACTATGATTTTACCTCTGCGGTTAAGAATGATCCAGATTATATTAACAAACAGCTATCGGATGAAAATTTCGGACGTGATTACTTATCTTCCATGGTAAGTAAGCTAACGGAATACAATAAAAAAATAACAGAAGATTTAACGAAATTTTCCTACAAAGGTCGGCATTGGAATCTTCTTACTAAAACATTGGACGCAAATTCAGCATTGAGATCGCAGATCGTGGGCGTGTTAGGTGGTGGCAATATTAATAGCTACTCATCCAACGCTATATCTCAAATAGCTGGAGTTAACACCGACCTCTCCCCTCGTGGTGTCTCCGGCAACGGCGGTATCAAAAACTTCCAGATTACATTCAATTCCCCCGTGGTTCAAGTTGATGACAACCATGTAGACGGGGAAAAATACACCCCGGAACAATTAGGACAAACCGCCGCTAAAGAGTTTGTCAATATTCTCACTCAAATCGCTGTACAGTGATGAGCAAAGCAAAGGAGTTTATACGCAACTTGTTTACATATATCGGGGATTATGATGCAACATCTCCCGATAATGTGACGTATGTTGAGTTCAATAATACTAAGTTCTCCGTACAGATACAGCCGTTTTTTGAGCTGCATACTTCACATGGTAAGGTTATCGCCCGTTCGCAGATTATTGACGGAGAAGAGGCGTTTGAACGCATGAGTATAAAGGCCTCGAAAATTACTTTCAGGGGGACTATCCTTGTGGATAAGTGGAAAGCAACTTTGGGAGACCTGTCGACACTTGGACGAGGGGCCGCGCAAATAGTTACAGGTACCCCTGATTGGAATGATGCTCAAAGACAAAATACAATGCTGG